TTTGCTTTGCAGGAGCCTGTAAATAGAGAAACCGGTCTTGTATTAGCAAGCCCCCCGAAAAGCCTCCGCAGGCCTCTCAGCAAGCCTCTCTGTCTTCTGCCTCTGAACAGCCTGGGGCCACTGGCCTCCGGCCTCTTTATATCTGAGGAAAAAAAAGTGGCCATGAATAAATACAGAAAACTATTTTGGGAAGGAATATTACAGTTGGTGACCAAGGCCTCTAAAGACCAATTAAATTGCTTGTTATCACTTTGGCTGGGTGCCCTGGAATGCCTTGAGGAGGCAATAAAGTTAAAGCTTAAAGAATTAGAAAAACAAACCCAGGATACAGTAGATGGCCTTGATGGCCCCGTGGGGGTTAGCCAAGTTTTGACATGCAGTCAGACGCTTGAGTCATGCAAACAAACATTGGCTCAGTGCCCTAATTGGTCAGCAGGAGGAGCTACTGTAGAGGAAACTGATTTGGCAGCTGAGCAAACAGTTCCTGCTGGAGTCAGCGTCCCAGACGGACTGCCTACACCGGTTCTCAGAGCTGTGTACTTTGCCCTCCGGGTATTGGAGGAAAGGGCATCAGAGGACGGGGAACAGGAGCCAAGCGACGCGGAGGAAGAGCTGCGTGACTTGGAGCGCGCCCTGCAATCTGGCCACAGTTCAAGCATCTAAGTGAGCTGCCTTTCAAGGACTTGGTAAGATTCCACTCTAAGGCCTAAGCCTAACTGTAGTTTCTCTATAGGATGGGACATGGGAGCCCTTCTGGCTGTGCTAGCAGAGGTCTTTGAGATTTCGGCAGTGACAGGACTGTCAGCAGAAGCTATCATCTCTGGAGAAGCCTTCACCACAGCGGAACTACTATCTTCCCACATAAGCAACCTTGTAGTTTATGGGGGACTAACTGAGGCTGAGGCACTTGCAGCGGCTGAAGTCTCAACAGAAGCCTTTGCTGCCCTTCAATCCCTGTCAGCCTCATTTCCAGCAGCATTTAAAGTACTTGCAACTGTAGAAGGACTTTCTGTGGGAACCCTAATAGCAGGTGCTGCAACTGCTGCAGCCCTATATAAACCAGGCTACGACCAGGCTATACCCCACACATATTTTAATATGGCTTTGCAGGAGTGGTTTCCTCCACTAGATCTAGATCTAGAATACCCAGGCATGCGTCAGCTGGCACGCTTCATTAACTATATAAATCCTGTAAATTGGGCTGGGGACTTGTTTCATCAAGTAGGCCGCATGATGTGGGACCAGCTCCAAAGACAAGCCAGTAGACAAATTGCCTACACTACTACTGACATAGCCCATAGAACTGGGTCAATAGTATCAGATTACCTAGCCAGATATTTTGAGAATGCCAGATGGGTTGTTACTCATTTGCCCCGAGAGGCCTATATATCATTGGACAGATATTATAGAGATTTGCCTCCTCTAAACCCCATTCAGCAGCGGGAGGTGGCCCGCAGGGTGGGAATTCCCCAGCCCTACAGATATGATTTATACTCTGACTATGAAATTCCTCAGGCCACACCAGCCCCAACCACTACTACTGCCATGCCCCAGTCAGGGCAAACAGTGAAACAGAGGGATGCCCCAGGTGGGGCACAACAGAGATCAGCCCCTAACTGGATGCTTCCTCTGCTTCTAGGCCTATACGGGGACATAACACCTACGTGGGCAGCAGATATCTCACTCATTGAAGAGGAGGAGGATGGCCCCCAAAAAAAGAAGCCTAGGCCAGCCAGCGCCAGTCCCAAAGCTCATAGTCAAAGGAGGCATAGAAGTACTCGCAGTGCGCACAGGTCCTGATAGTATAACAGAGATTGAGGCCTACTTAAATCCTAGAATGGGTCAGCCCCAAAATGAGGATTTTTATGGGTTTAGTGACAATGTAACTGTGTCTGATGACTTTGGTAGTGATGCCCCCCCTTGGAAACAATTTCCCTGCTACAGCACAGCTAGAATTAGCTTACCTATGCTTAATCAGGATATGACTTGTGATACAATTTTGATGTGGGAAGCAATTAGCTGTAGGACAGAGGTGATGGGTGTAAATATGCTTACAAATGTGCATAGTGCGCAAAAACGTGTTTATGAGAATGACAGGGAAGGTACTGGGATAGGGGTAGAGGGCATGGGTTATCATATGTTTGCTATTGGTGGGGAACCCCTGGAACTGCAATTCATGGTATTCAATCACCGAGCCACTTATCCAGCAGAGGCCACAGTGATAAAAAACCCAGGAGCTTCAAGTCAGGTATTTGACCCCAACCTGAAAGGAACTCTCACTGCTGATGGAGTTTTCCCAGTGGAGGCCTGGGGTCCAGATCCCTTCAAAAATGAGAACACCCGGTACTTTGGACAATACACTGGTGGAACTCAGACCCCCCCAGTGTTGACCTTTACTAACACTCAAACCACCATCCTCCTGGATGAGAATGGGGTGGGCCCACTTTGTAAAGGAGATGGTCTCTTCCTGTCATGTGCTGACATAGTGGGATTTTTCACTCAACACAATAAGAAGATGTCCTTCAGGGGCTTGCCAAGATATTTCAGGGTTACTTTGAGGAAGAGGGTGGTGAAGAATCCATATCCTGTAAGTCACCTCTTGAATACTTTGTTTTCCAACATGCAACCCACTGTGAGAGGACAGCCCATGCAGGGGGAGGATGCCCAAGTGGAAGAAGTAAGAGTTTACCAGGGGGTGGAGGGGCTCCCCGGGGACCCTGATATGGTGAGGTTCAGAGATCAATTTGGACAGACAAATACAGTTGTGGGTAACTGAGCTTTATTTGTAAACTTTATAGAATAAAGGTGTTACATTTGAGTAGCTGTTGGTGACATGGTCTCATTACTATTTGTTGTATCTGCCTCAGGGGTATCAGGGCTGGGTGGAGGGGACTGAGCCCTTGGAGCCAAAATATTCTGTCCCTTCATCACATTTTCCTTCATCTGAATATACATAAGATCCCCCACCTCAGAGTCAATCCTACCCTTCCATTCAGCAACCTTGGCCTGTAACTCAGAGGCAAACCTGTCAATGGGCTGATAATATATAAGCATCAATAGTAAAGTAATCCCACTCTGGAGGACCCTGTGTCTGGAGAGATCTGGGGTGGCTTTGAGGCTTCTGAAAAGAGAGGGCTGGGATTTGAATAGCAATCTGTGAGAGAATCTTGCCTTGAGAGTGGGGGGTATACTATACTCATTCATAGTAACCACCCCAGGGGGAAATATTTGGGTCCTCTTATTCAGGTGCTTTTTCTCCAGATTTACTTTAACACTGCCATCCAGGTAGTCTCTCAAATTATCCAGGTTGCTGACCCCTTGACCTGCAGGGAGGTGAGTCCCCTTTTTAGGCTGCCCCTTCACATCTTCAAATACAACCATAAACTGATCAATTGCCACTCCCAGCTCAAAATTGATTCTCTCAAAAGGCATATTAATATTCAAAGCCTTTCCCCCACAGAGGTCTAAGAGGCCTGCAGCTAGGGTAGTTTTTCCAGTATTTACAGGCCCAGTAAACAACCAATATCTACGCTTAGGTATATTTTCCACTATGCATTCCAGGAAAGTATATACTAGTTCAGAGGTGCCTGTAGGAAACAGGCTATCCAGCCAAGCTACACCTGCCATAAATAAGGGGAGGGAAGCACTGCCCCTACCACCAAACATCAATTCCATTTTTTCAAGGTGAGACTGGAACTTTTGCACTAACATCTCCCGCCGGGAAAGCACATAAGAATTAACCCTCAACTTTGCAATCACCGCGTCTACTCCTTGCTGACAAATGCTTTTCTGATTTTTGCTTTCTGAAAATAACTGTGCATTTTCTATGTGATTTGCATGATGTTTAAAGTGATTGGGAAACATGTGGTCCTCACATCTTTTGCATCCATCCAAGGGTTGAGCAAATTCAGCATATAGACCCATTAATAAGTGTACATCATCACACATTATAGCCAAAGCAAATTCTGACACTTTCTTCCAGGAGACAATCTTCACATCCTCAGTCTCTTCAGGTGTAAAATAATTTTCTCTCAGGCCCCCAGGTACAGATTCTTGCAACAATGTAAAGGGTGCTTTACATAATGCTACATACAGCTCATACTGCTTAATAACAGCTTTTACAATCAAAAAACTGATACTACAATACTTGTTACAATAGTTATACACTGCACTAACTCTATGCTTATTTGGGGTTAACATATATAGTAGGGTATTAGTATTGTAGCCATGCCTAGATAGGAAACTACAGCAGAATTTATCTAATAATTTTCTATATAGCAGTCCACCCTTAGAATGGGTGGTATAGACCACAAAGCAGCTTACAGTTTTATTGCTGAAAACAGCTTTACTGAGCATCTCTTGAATTTCAGAAGGCAGGTCCTGAGGGTGCCCTTGTGTCTTATCCTTGGGCGGTGTAGACTGGGAGCCCGGTGGGTCTTCTTCTCTCCGTGGCTGTTTGGAAGGGGGTTCCTCCTCCATCTCTTCATTGCAGAAGAGATCAGCATTGAATGCCTCCCACCAGCTCTCCCACTCCGGGGTACCATAAGGTGGTACCTGTAAGACACAGAGTTTAGCATTATATCTACAGTGGCACCCACCCTACAGTATTAGACACTTACTTAAAGATTTAAATTTCTGAATGGAGTGTCTGCCAGGATGGAGACCCATAGCTGCGCAGTGGAATACTCCCTTGGCAAGCCAAACCAGGTGAGAAAGCAGTCATAGCAGTAGCATCTTAGCCATACATTGGGGCGCCAGCAAACATTTCCCTTGTTTCTCAGGTGACTGCGGTGCAGCTGACACATTAGGCATGGACATGAAGCCACTCTATAATGAGAGCATAGAGTCCAGTCTTTGATATAAATTGCATCAACCTCACCCACCTCTTGGGGAGACCAACTGTAATTCCAAAACTCCTCTTCTTGGCTCTCCTTTATATTTGCCTCCATGGTTCTATACAGAACATTCAGCCTCTTCATCTGGTTACCATCTCCACCCTTGTCTGGATGCAACTCCTTGCACTTTGCTAAAAAGGCTCTTCGCATGACTGGTAAATTGCCATATAAACTCATATCTAGCTCCAACAGCTTCATGAGCTCTCTGGCTTCTTCTCTGTTTAATGCTCTATCCAT